CTTTCATGTTTATCGTGAAAACATTGAACCATCGAACCATTGAAAAAAATTGAAATGTTTTTGAATGTAGTAGCCATACCACAGCGTGAGCAAACAATCATACAATCAAACAATATGTTTTCCTTCCTGAAACAGGGCGATATCACCAATACAATCAGAACAATGACCAATCTTCCAGGGCTATTCTCCTCCGATGGTAACAAAATCAAATACTCTGCTTTGAATTACGCAACATCCATGCGTGAGAACCTTCACTATGGAAACCCAATTTTCACCAATATCCGCACACTTGAAGCAGAAATTGAGCGTAGCGACATCCAAAGCATCGTTTCTGGACGTCTTCCATCAGCTGCAGCTGAATACGCAAAGACAACCATCACGTCGCCTTTCGCCACCACGGACATCAACATTCGCCGTGACAATGCGACTCTGGCACTCATTATGGCTAAAGAATTAGCGTTCTTGAACAGGACCATCCAAATGATTTCACTCATCGCACGCAGGTACCAAGAAGAAGAAGAAGAAGCGGAATGGGGAAACAACTCCACACACCACGACCACGACGACCACGACGACCACGACCACCACGACCACCACGACCACGATGAGGAAGCCGCTGTCGCCGTCTCACACGACTTTGAAGATGACAGTACACCAAGTGTTTGCCCCTTAGAACGTTCATCATCCGCATCATCATCATACAATACACACCACATCGAACGCCGCCGCGAAAACCAACTTGTGGCAACATTCCTCATCGCAAGTGGACGGCTTCAAGCTCGTTTCAACAATCTTTGTCAACTCATCGAAGCATCCACGTTCCTTGTGAATGCGATGACTACGATGGACAACCCACACAACGATGAGAATCGTGAAAAACAACTTCAAGCCGAAAAAATGGTGATTTCTAACATCTACATTTACTTTGAGCAATTTAACGCGGAAAATCGTCGTGCGGTTGTCACAGCGTTCTTGGAATTGCGCGACATCTCTGTTTCTGCATGGAAAATCATGTCAATGTTCGCATTTTCAAACCTGTTTCGTCTAGCTAAAGGAACCGAATATGCGATATACACTCCGGACGACGCAATATTCACACAAGGTTGTGATTACGCAATCGCAAAGAATAAACAAGCAGTGGCAGTATGGTCATTTGAAAACAAAAAGAAGGATGACGGCGAAGAAGAAAACCAAGAAGAACCAGAAGCAGTGCCATATGACTAAAATCCATCATATTATCATGACTAACTAATATTATGTATTGTATTGTATTGTATTGTATTGTGTGTTACTATGTTACTAACACTTTTTTATAGAAATCGCCACGAAAATAAAGAAACATACGCCAATCAATTCTAAAATTAGAAAATGACATTGCGTCCAATATAGTATAAAATTCGCGGCTTTCAAGTACCTTTTTCATAGCCATTCCTTCATCCTTTATGGTACTATTCGAATCATTTGAATCTTGTATTATTTTTAATCCAATAGCCCCTTGCGTCATCCCATACTTACCATCAATGTCAAGAATAACATCATTTATACCCGACTCTCCGAATATCACTTTCGGAATACCAAACATCGGAACACGTTCGCTTTCGCCTCCTTGGGTGGTAAGCATACTGAATTTCCCTTTTGAAGACCACATAATCCGAGGCCCTGACTTTGGAGTCGAATGAATCACTGGATATATGTGTTGGTCGTCTTGAATATTGCGTATCCAATGTTGGTCTGAACCGTATTGACAACGACTAAATATTACGTTACTGTCAGCATTCTCAGTTTCTGGTGATACATTTTCATCTACAAGTAACGACTTAATTATATCAAAACTATGATTTGGTAGGAAAAAACGCCACTTCGACAAATCCATTGCTTCATGAAATGTACCATTTTGGTCCTTCACTTGCGTAAGATACCCGCGTTCTTGCGTAGGGGGGCGTTTTTGTATGACATAAAAATCATATCTGGTTTGAACCCCAAAATGCTTTACTCCATCCATCTTACTATGTATTTCCAAGTATAACATGTGATTTTCATGTGTCATTTTATCGAATAACGTTCCTACGAATAAACAGTCGGATGACGGTTTTCGCCATAGTGCCGGATGAACAAATACAAGGTACCCTTCAGGTATAAGTATATTGCTGCTGGGGCTGTTTAATATTTTCTCTACGAACTTAGGCCACAAATTACTTCCACCCCCTTTTTTTCCTTCATATTTCTGGTCAGCATTGAACGGTGGATTGCCAATGATGATATCGAATTCGGTTGTTTTGTCAGCGAATGTCGGGCCTGCTGGCTCTAAAAAACTTCCACAGAATAGGTTCGCACGCGGTCCGAAAATCTCTCGAATTTTATCACAGTTTTCTGGATTATATTCAACCATATAAAACATTCTCTCGATAATGTGTTGGCTTCTCTCATCAGCGTGTTTGTCTTTGAAATATGGATGTTCTGAGAGACCAACCATAAGACGAGCATAAACCACCATAAAAAAATTCCCGAAACCAGCGGCTGGGTCCAGCCATTTTTTGGTGGGGTCAAACCAAACATCCTGGGGTAATTTGTCAAGCATTGCGTTGATGATGTCCAACGGGGTGAATACTTCGCCGAACCGGTCTTTTTCATTTGTACGTATTGCCAAACTAGATATAAATTCATTGATAAACGTATCTACATTACCATTCTCAAGATGACTCTGAATTTGGCTATGAACCATTTGTAATATTGAAATACTTTTATTTGTAAAATTGAATTCATATGTAATGATGTAAAATGAATTAGATATGAATTCAAGTCAAAACGAGATGTCGGCATCATCTATCAGCTGGGCAGGTTTCATCATCAGTATGATGGAGATAGGATTTACGCTGTGGCAATGTATGAACGAAAAAATAGAAAACTCGGACTCGGCGAGTGCCGCTAATATGAAAATAACTCTACGTGACGGAAAACTTGTCATCGCCGATGACGGAATAGGAATGAATGAAGAAGAGATGAAGATATGCGGAAAATTTCACAACAGGTCGTCATCATCAGCCGCCAAACATGGAACGAAAGGTGTGGGCGGAAATATTGCTGACATCAATTTATCTGGAGGTGGGCGTGTCATTTATTGCTCTAAATCCGCGTCGTCGGCACTGACTTACATGGAATTGAATTATGGCGTCCAAACCGAAGAAGAGTATCGCCCAAGACCGCAGGAAGCCCCGCGAAGTAAAGAGGAACAAATATGGAATAGATACGCAATTGACCCATCGCATACAGGCACCGTCCAAGTCATCGAAAATGTGCCATCAAAGATCTACAAAGAGATGGTCGAATCCATCAAATCCAACAACATCGTTCATAGCTTTCGGCGTATTTGGGCATTCACCTACGTTTCGATTCTTAGTTCGGGTAAAAAAATCGTATTTGATGTCGAAGGCGAACAATTTACACTTCACCCGATTGATATGATGAAATACGATGAAACAGAACAGCAACACCGCCACATAGACCATTGCTCTATATACACAAAGAACGGTGCAAACGGCAGCGGTAGTAGTGGCAGCGACGGGAATGACGCCAATATCAACGAACTCCGAGTCTATTACACGAACCCAAACAACGGCAAATTATACTATCGCGATTATTCAAGAAGTAACAAAGGAAATGAAACCGAGCAAAAACGACAGCCAGAAGAAGATGGATATACTACAAAAATCGGCGATTTTACAATTACGCATACCTACAATCAAAAATGGCGTGAGTTACATAAAGAAGAAATGGAACGTAACGGAATCGACGTTGCCTGTTGTAACGACCAAGACTTCTTGAATCATAGCGGTGGTGGTGTTATTACGATTGCGCGAAACCGAAAACATGTATGTCAATTTCCGACATGTCAAACAGGAGAATCCGCCGCATATATTCCATATCATCAAAACTCGAAGCATTTACTGGATTATGATGCGAGCGATACCATGGATGCATTGTTCAACATCCAGCTTAATAAGTCGAGTCTTGTGAGAGATAACATCCAAAAGGAAGTGATACGAACAATACACTATCTGAATCGCAAATTTATCGGAAAGATGAAGACCCTTATAGAAAAACAGGAAGAAGAGGAGGCGGCTGCGGCGGCTGCGGCATCGGCGGCTGCGGCATCGGCGGCTCCATCGGCGGCTCCATCGGCGGCTCCATCGGCATCGGCGGCTCCATCGGCTGCGGCAGAACAACACGATGAAGAGTCATCATCATCTACGAATGAAGAAGAAAAATCAGAAGACACATTATCAAGCGGTGGTGGCAGTAGCAGCGATTACAGAAGTAGCGAAGAAGAAGAAGAACATGACTACAAAATCCATCCAGTGGATAATGTGGCTCCTGTAGTAGGGTCGTCTCGCGTAATTCACGTTCCGGAACATACTCGAGAGACCGTACCCCAGAATATGGGAATACAAATACTTCACACACTGAAACAACAATCACAATATCATGAAGCGATGACTGACACGGTTGATACGTTACTCGCGGATGGTTGTTGTCGTATTTCAGATGAACGAATGAGGAGATTGATGACCAAACATCTTATCAATATTGGTTCATTTGAAAAGAAGTGCGATATGTTGTGCGTTTTGCTCCAAGGAATTTACATATTACAAGAAGATACTATGCGACATGGTGCTGAACTCTATCGGAAATACAATGAGGTAATGGTATCGGAAGTGGTCGTACCGACCTAATAATATTACAAAAAATACGAAATGTGGTCTCACAACCAACTTAAGAATTTATTTTTTCGCGTCATTTTTTGTTTCTGCCTCCTGCGACTACTGCCGCCTTTTTTGGTTTTTGGACTGTCGCTATTTTTTCTGGTTTCTTTTATCTTGCGTGCGGTTTGCCGTTGCTGATGACCTCTAACGAGAGATTGAATTTTCGTTGATGCAAATGATTTAAGGATATTTGGAATATTCAAATGTTTGATTAAAGATGTTTTCAAATATTGACTAGTTGTTGATATTCTAACAAGCGTTTTATATATTTCACTTTTGAAAAATCTATCAAGAATTTTACCTTCTAATATTGTATTGAAGGGTACATAAAATGTATGCGGACCTACACCATATTTTCCAGTAGCATCTAATATGCCATGTGATAATGGTTTTGTTTCAAATAAGATTACCTTTCTAATATTCAGTCCATTTGCTAATTCAATATTATTTGTATATAAATATGGTGGAGTTGGTGTATATACCACTTCATATTTCCCCCCTTTATATTCACTCGCACTGGTTCCTCTATTATAAACGACGTTATTTGTATCATTTGTAATATATTTATTTACCAGCTCTTCATTTTCTTTCGTCCATTCCCTTACGGGATTTAATGGTCGGTCTTGTAATTTTACCAAAAAAATGTTTTCACCACTAATTTCTATTTTTGTTTGTTTGTCAGATTGTGTATTTTGAATAAAAAAATAACACATGGGTTGTCCTACGGTAGGAAAATAACGTTTTTTAATATTATTGAAACTAATATAAATCACATGAAGTTTTATTATTTCTTCGTATGCTTTATTTGTATTACCAGTCATAATATTATCTGGAGTAATAAATATCAAATAACCATCTATGTTCAATAATTCGATACAACGAATTGTAATACGTTCATATAATTTATGTTTTCCGCCTTTACGCGGGCCGTGAAACGCTGCACTGTTTGTGACATCAATTTCATCTTGAAATGGTGGATTCCCCATAACCACATCGAATTTCTCTACATTGAACTGCTTTAATACCTTATCTGTTTCATTCAAAAAATCAGCACAACATATATTCGCCTTTGAACCGAATATCCGCCTAGATATTTTCACATTTTTGGGGTTGATTTCGACCATAAAAAGCATTTTTTCGATGATATGCTCGCTGCGTTTTTGGTCGTTTGGTATTTTTTTCTCCAGACCTTTCATCAAACGCATATAAGCAATCATCGGGAAGTTGCCGATACCATTTGCGGGGTCTAGCCACTTTTTATCGGGGTCGCTCCATACACTTTCTGGCATCTTATCAAACATTTCTTCGATTAATGACATGGGAGTGAAAACTTCGCCAAATTTATCCTTTTCTTCTTCACGAACACTTAAATAACTTGTTATTTTTTGTTCTATATCACCGGCGGTCATACCGTAAATCAATCCATGTTTTCCGTCTTTTTTCCCCTTTACAACAACAGCTGTGCCGGGACCATCAGAGTCGTTTTTTTCATATTTTGGCATCGTTTCAACCGCCTCCCTAATAGTATCAAATATATTATTTATTGTCGAAGTTAATTCTTCATCATTTTTATTGGTTACGATTTTTAATAATACTTCCATGATACCTTTGAGTTCTTCTTTCGTATATTGTCGGTTTTCATTTTTTTGCTTCATTCGTTTGGTTTGTTTTTGACCCTTTGATACTTTTTGGGGCTTTCCAGTTCCTCCATGATGTTTATCCTGAACATTGGTGTCGTCATCGGTCTCGTCATCGAAAACAGTAGCATCTTCTCGAATTTCGCTTTCGGTTATTTTACCTGAATTGAAAAAGCAATCCAATATATTTACGGAATCGATTGATTTATCTATATTTTCGCATGTACAACGGCTGGCACCGTCCATTATTTTTTCGACACTGTGACGGAGGCATTCTTCCACAGTTTTACATCCAGAATCCACAGAAAACATCGCTAATAGTGCGATAATCGTTGGCAAGCTCTCGGCAATTTGATTCACGATTTCACCATAATCTTCCTTGTTAGGCTCGTTATGCTCGTCATGCTCGTCAAGTTCTATCTCGGCACCAGGACCGGCATCGTCTGCATTATGAACCACTAACTTCGGTATTCCATTACGTTTTAACCCTTCTTTCAAAATGATGAATTCTCTATCTTTATTACCGATAGTCTTTGATATTTTAAGCAACTTATACAATTCTTTTGCGATCTCTATATTCAATACGCGTTTCAACATACTCACAATATTATCTTTCTTACTCCAAAACTCACGATATCCTTCTTCATTCAACCGCAGTTCTGTAATAAGTTTCTTATATAATCCTACCTCTGTCGTCGTAACCTTTTTTATAATATTCAATCCATTGTAATTAAACGTAAATAGAAGCGACTGTAATTCTTCGAGATTTTCTTGTATATTCGATTTTTTCTTCGATTCACCGTACGTTTTATTGTATTCATATAGAAATTGAATGGACCGGTCCTTATTAAAATCGAAATAATACCCGTATTTCTTTAGTTCGGGCTTCTCTCTTTCGGTAAGTACCCGAAACATCGTCTGATAATTCGCGTCAATGGATTTAATATCGTCAAAATTATATGCAATATCCGCACAAGGAAGACTAATACCTAGCCGAAGTTTGGCACCAGTCAAGACAATAACGCTCTTACCATATTTATAACTCTCGCGTTCAAATGCCTTTATTTGGTCAGAAAGTCCACCTTTTTTACTATCATAAACACCGATGCGTTTGCGTCTCATTTTTTTGTCATTGTTAGTTAGTTCAAATGTTATATCTCCAAATAATTTTTCACTTGTAATCTCATTCTCTTTTTTACCTTTTTCCCTTTTACTGAGGTAATTAAACGGTGTATTATGAACAATAAAAACATTATAGTCTTCAAACCTCGGCTTGTTATCTGTAATCATATACGCCAAACCACGCGTTAGGGGTTCAATATTCGCTATACCTGTTTTTACATCTTTATCGGTATCATCAGCTTCTAATGATTCATCTGTAACAATTGGGGTGCAGCCTTTACTTTTACAATCGGCATCACCTGGATATAAATGTTTATCCGGAAGAAACCATAATTCTGTATGAGGGCTATCTATCGGATATTTTACTATATTTTTCATATAATTTCTGATACTGCCACTGATAAAATCCAACACGTTATTTACAGGTTGAACATTATGAAATATATTTCGATAGTTTTTATAAAACAAAACGGGTTCACCTACCTTACATGCGGCACAATGTAAATTGCCAGTAAAACAATTACGTACGTCATTGGTTGATAAATCTGTTAGTTTAATTGACGGTACTGATGCTGATGCTCTCACATCAAGTTCTATATTTTGCGGTGATAATAGGACTAATTCGGGATATTTCGCGTATTCACTTGTAAGCACTGTCAAATAACTCGCACCATAATATTGATGATAATAATCAAATGTTTCTTCTAATACTTTTTTTTGAACGTCGGTTCGTGTATTTATAAACATTTCCAACTTGGTCGCATCGTTTATCTTTTTCATATGTTGCTGGTCGTTGTAACTCCACTCGATAGTTACGGTTTTGGAGTTCCCCGAACCGATAAAATTAAGTCCTTCATATTTCGCAGACGGTTTCGCAAATGTAGCAGTAACCATTATGAACATATTTATGCCAACCTTGTTATTTTTGAATGTGTAAATAACACTTTGCGAATTATCGGTGCTCCCCCCTTTGTGAATCTCATCAAAATACAGGTCAATATTTCGGCCTTCGAAACGTTTCTTGAGATCCAGGTCTTTTCCTTCCTTTTCTTTGAAGGTCGAGGTCGATACGTCGGCATTCCAAACGCATTTATCTTTCAAATATTCTTGGCTGAATAAATAAATAGTTGGGTTTCCCGCCACTTGGGCGTCTTGTTTGGTCTTTCCGCCAACATAAATATTATAACCCGAAAAATCATCGAATGCTTTAAACATCTTCACGAACTGCGACTCTGTCTCGGTTTTTGCGCCCAATATAATGACGATATCGTTTTTTTTATTTTCTGGACGCTTGAACCGATTGCTTATAAGGCCGCCAATCATAAATGATTTTCCACTTCGCGGAACCGCACCCCATATAAACTTTGAAACCTCTTTCGTTTTGCTGTCAGGTTCTTGGGTGCCTTGTATATATTTCTCGGTACAGTCAATTATGAACTTTTGATGAAAACGAGGCTGTAAAAGCGGCTTTGTTGCACTGGCTTTGATTCCAATATGCGATTCAAATTCGGGAATACTGTTTGTTTTGAGTAAGTCGAACAATAATTTTTCAAACCATTCGTTCAATCGTTTTACTCCAATAATCCCTTGGTCTCCCTCCGCAAAAAGCCCATGGTATTGTTGCTTCGCACGCATTAAATTCGAAGAAACTGCGTCTTCGTTATTCACCATCAAGACGATTTTTGCTTCTCCATCATCAAATATTTTATCATGTTCTTGATACTTGCTAGCGAGGGTATATATCCGCGTAACATCATAATGGCTTATACTAGACTTTTCAACTTCATAGTATTTATTTTGTATCATGATGTAGTTGTATTTTTTAAAAGAAGATTTCGGTTTTGATATTGTGTTTATACATTCGCATGCCCAATCGTCAGTATTGTCATTTGTTTCTTCTTCTTGTATTGATTCTTCGGCCGCAGAGAGGTTCTTTACGTTATTTTCTGACCTAAAAAAAATATCAACAATGCCGGCCTTTGAACTAACGTTTACTGGTGTTTCAAGGATATCCTCACGTGAAATGCCTTTCGGCATTTTGTTAAATTCTTCAAGTGAAGTATAAAACTTCTTGTTCGTGCCGAACATGTTTCGGTCATAATTGAATAACAGTAAAAGTCGGCAAATCGCCTCGAATATGTGCTGCCTTTTGTAATTCGCACCCTGTACTGCGGTTTTTTGTGAAAAAAGTCGAATGAATCCATCCAGAGTGAGTATGTAATCCGTATCGCTTTTTTTGTTTTCTTTATAAAAGCGTTGAAGTCCCTTCAATAAATCGTTGTGCGTTAATTTGGTTGTTTCTAGATTTTTGAAATACTTCTTGACTAACTCTCCGTATAAGATTTCTTCGCATTCTTTTATTTTATAGTCATATGCATTTCTGGCTTCTCTCAGTTCGTTGCGTTTTACCTCTTGTTCTGCAATACACTTTCTGTGTTTCATCGCTGGTATATGATGTTCATCTACTAGTTCTGGTTCGGCAATTCGTGGCGGCGGTGACGGCGGTGACGGCGGTGACGGCGGGGTCGCGGGAGACACGAATACTTCAGCTTTCTTCGATGATTTACGTGTCTTTTTATGTGGATGCGATTGTTTATCATGTTTTTGTGTTTTGGGCTTTCTTGGCACCGATACGAGTTTTGGCACAAGTTCAGGTTTAACATATGACGGTTTTGATTCGGTCAAAGCTTTTGCGTAAGATATTCCATGTTCTTCTGCGTATTTTTTAACATGCTGAACCCATTCCGAGTCTTTTTTTGATTCTTTAACTGACATAATAATATCGTCGTTATATTATTATGTATATATAAAAATTTGTATTATGCCATTCTATATACTCCACTACGTGTGTCGCGAACTGTTCCGTGCTCCACATACATTTCATTCTATTCGGAACCGTTTGACTATTCCACACTGCTTCATTTAATACTCTCTGAACTGGTCGCGAATGTGTTCAAACACAACAATCGCATCCCGAGCACATGTCGTGATATACTCCGCAACAATCCCTTCATCCACTCCCACCGTCTCTGCAAAACCAACGCGTATCATACTATCTGGGTTATGTGGATGAATTTTACGAAACGCACAATATGTCACCGTCTGGTCCTCTGCATAATGCTTGTCATGAAGGAAGAATTCAAGGACTTTGCCTAAGGTATAATCTTCACCCTTCAATTCGATGTCGTAGCCGTTTTGAATCGTGCTTACTGTGGGGATAATATGATTCTCGCCGCCTTCAATATCGCGAATAAACTTCGTGCATTTGTTAATCATAATCTGTGCTGCTTTGCTCACGATTTCTGTGTTGGTAAAGACACCCACAGTCTCTATCACGAAGTCGAAACTGTCCTCTTTTGTATAGCGTTGTGCGTCGAGGAGTGACCAGTTCTTGCGCTGAGCTTTCATTTCTTCGCTTCCCATTGCGGCGACACCCTCCTTTACAAGCTCGGCTTCCTTCATACGCCAGGCCTCATCGACCTTGGCGGGGTCCATCGTCATTTGGTAGGCACAAGTGCTCACGACATTGAATGCACCGTCTTCTTTGGCGGTCCCGATATCGAGGTCACAGGTCATCACAAGTTGCTCGCCTTCGCCATATTCGGTCATTTTTGGGAGGAGGCGTGCGAACTCGATAAAATCACCGCTGATGGGATTCGGAGGGAATATTTCGTGCACTTTGACATCGGTGAGGTATTTCCCGTTGGTTTTGTTCTTCAGTTTAAAATCTTTCGTCGTGACGTAGCGGATTTCGCCAGCGTCGGCTGTGACGTTGATTTCTAGTTGATATTCTTTGTAGGGGAACTCTTGGTCGGTGATGTGTATGGGTATGCAGCTGAGGCGTTGCTTGAGTATCTCGTTATGAATTCGGCTGGTATTTGTCACGAGCGATGCTCTGCACTCGGCGTATGGAAACGTGCGAAATACAAAAGTAGGAATGTCTGAGAGAATAACGCGGCGTAAAGCGTTGGCTAGCGACACATTGATGCGGTCAATCGTGAATTTGAGTTCGCCATTTTCGTCTGTTTTAGAAACGATGCGGGGGATATATTTGCTGACAGCGGAGGCGGAATGAAACGGGGCGGAGGAGGCGGTGGTGGAAGACATTATTCAATAGTAAAGAATAAACGATACCTTTTATATACGTTGGTATAAATATTTACTATCAATTTTTTCTTTAAATATTTTTATATTTCAAACGCTGATTTAAATATAAACTGATTTATACATATTTGTCTATTCATTATAACTCATTATACAAAATGTGTATTCACGACGGGTGTAAAACACGACCATTCTATAACAACGAAGGTGAACCAAAAGCGTTATATTGTTCTGGACACAAGAAAGACGGGATGGTTGATGTCATTAGCAAGAGGTGTATTCACGAAAATTGTAAAACACGACCAATCTATAACATTGAAGGTGAAACAAAAGCGTTATATTGTTCAGAACACAAAAATGAAGGGATGGTGAATGTGATTAACAAGAGGTGTATTCACGACGGATGTAAAAAACAACCAACCTTTAACAACGAAGGCGATACAAAACCGTTATATTGTTCAGAACACAAAGAAGACGGAATGGTGAATGTGATTAGCAAAACGTGTATTCACGAAGGGTGTAAAAGACAACCACACTATAACAATGAAGGCAAAACAAAAACGTTGTATTGTTCCGAACACAAGAAATACGGGATGGTGGATGTGAAATCCAAAACTTGCATACACGATGGATGTAAAACACGACCAAACTATAATAACGATGGCGAAACAAAATCGTTGTATTGTTCCGAACACAAGAAGGACGGGATGGTAAATGTGATTAACAAGAGGTGTGTTCACGAAAATTGTAAAAAACAACCACACTATAATAACGAATGCGAGACAAAAGCGTTGTATTGTTCCGAACACAAAAAAGAAGGGATGGTGAATGTGAGAAGCAAGAACTGTATTCACGAAAATTGTAAAAAACAACCAACCTTTAACAACGAAGGAGAAACAACAACTTTGTATTGTTCACAACACAAAAAGGAAGGGATGGTAGATGTGAGAAGCAAGAGTTGTATTCATGACGGGTGTAAAAAACATTCAAACTATAACAACGACGGCGAGACAAGAGGGTTGTATTGTTCCGCACATAAACTACAAGGAATGGTTAATGTGATTAACAAGAGGTGTAAAACCTACCTGTGTTCAACACATGTTACAAAAAAATACGACGGATATTGCCTCTTTTGTTATATGAACCTATTTCCCGACAAACCAGTCTCACGCAACTACAAAACCAAAGAATATTCAGTTGTAGAATACGTGAAAACAAAGTTTCCCGAGTCGAGTTGGGTAACAGACAAAATAGTAAATGGTGGTTGTTCCAAACGCCGACCAGATTTGTTATTGGATTTAGGATATCAAGTTATTATTGTAGAAGTAGATGAAAACCAACATGCGGATTATGATTGTAGTTGTGAAAACAAACGCATCATGGAATTGTCGCAAGATGTAGGACACCGACCTATCGTATTTATCAGATTCAATCCAGATGAATATGAAAAAGATGGAACAAACATATCTTCGTGTTGGGGATGTGACAAAAATGGACTATGTATTGTTAAAAAAACAAAAAAAAATGAATGGACTGAAAGATTACATGTATTAGAAGAGACTATCCGTTATTGGATAAATCCGGAAAATACCACGTCTAAAACGATTGAAATAATCCAGTTATTTTATGATGTATAAACTAGAAGTTGTCAATTATAAACGCGTTAAAAAATACATAAAAACTTATCTTTGATTTAGTAATAGAGAATATGTCGTCTATTATTTACTATAGTACATACTGTGATAAATCCAAAGCCGTATTAACAGCGTTGTCTAAATCACGCGTCCAAGATGACATTCACTTCCTCTGTATCGATAAGCGTGTTCGTGCAGCAAATGGTTCAGGTGCATGGCACATTGTTACGGAAACCGGCGAAAAGGTCCTACTCCCGCCTCAGGTGAACCGCGTCCCCGCGTTATTGCTCCTTAATAAGGGACATATGGTGCTATACGGTGAGCAGATATTACAGCATTTTCAGCCGAAGAATGTCGCATTGAATAACGCAGCGACAAACTTCAATGGTGAGCCGAATGCGTTCTCACTCGGGCGAGAAAGCATGGGTGGGTTTGGTGTAGCATCAGATAATTACAGTTTTTTAGACCAGAGTGCGGATGAATTGTCAGCGAAGGGGAATGGTGGAATGCGACAATTGTATAATTATGCGACGATTGACACCGTAGATAAAATAGAGACGCCGCCAGACAATTATTCACCGGATAAGGTTGGAAGTGTTTCGTTAGAACAGTTACAGCAAAAGAGGAACTCGGAAATTCAACAAACAAATGCGAGTAATCATATTGTGGGGGGGGGTCCGCCGGGGGTTCCGCCCCCCTACGACGGCGGTGCGATGGGCGGTGCGATGGGCGGTGCGATGGGCGGTGCGATGGGCGGTGCGATGGGCGGTGCAGGTTATGGCGGAGGCGGTGCGATGGGCGGCGGTTCGCAGCGCGGTCAATCCATGCCTCAACCTCAGCAGTATGCTCCTGTCGGCACCCCCCCTCAATTCGCAGCCCAAGCCGTTTATCGTGCACCGCCTCAACAACCTGAATATTCACGTTTGAGCGGTAATGGCGGTACCGGCGGTGGACTTCGTGGTTCCATGGATATGCGTGCTCAACCACGTGGCGGTGGTAGTTGGATTTAATAGTGTATGTGTTAAAGCTTAAACTTATGTCTATTGGTATAATCAATTATGAAAAGCACATAATGGATTACGCATTTGATTTTTATTTTGAGCAAGATTCCAATCACAATGGCATGCATTTTATATACGATGATTATCGATTCTTTTCTAAAATGTTTGTCCTTCTAAAGTCTCTCGGTCTTTTTTTTTACATTACGACGCTCACGCGATGTGTGAGTCCAGAAATATACATTATCATGAATGGAATCATGTGTTTATCTACCGCCAATAGTGCACGGTATGAGTATCGACATTATCAACGTAATGGCACCGCATTTTCGTCGATTCATGAATATCTACAATGGAAAGCAAGTCTCTGGCCAAAATCGCGGATGGCATTTTCATTCTTAGAACTCGGAGTCAAAATCATATATTTCATCTATGTATTACCACCACAATTCGACTTTCGAAGTGTTTGTGATACAGGAAAAAGCATATTGATGATTCATATCTTGGCTGTATTTATAGTTTATCTTATTTCGTGTATATTTACATCATGGATTTATTGCTGTGCGTCTGGTTACGAAGGAAATCGTGTAGGTCCGTCGAGGCCACATGAAGCACCAATTTCTGATACATTCACATTTCCAACCACTTCTGCACCAGCTGATAAAGAATGTTGTATTTGTTTGGATAATGCCGAAACGGGGGATGCACTGGATGCGTCACAAGAATGGGTACAATTACCATGTTTGCATATATTTCATGGAGCATGTATTCGACGATGGCTGATTAGACACGACACATGTCCGATATGTAGATTGAATGTGAGAACATTACACTGATTATAAAAATACTGCGGTGTTCATCATAGTCGTCATCGTTAATAACGTTGTCGTCGTGTGTTTTTTATTTTTCGTTTCGATGAAAGTTTGCCATATCTTCTCAATTTGGTTGTTTTACCTCTATGAGAACCGCATCGGTACCCTCGTCGAGTCTGTGGCCTTCCGCCACCTAACCTACCCTTACTCTTCCCCATGATTTTAGCACGAATTACACTTCTAAGCATATTCGAACGGCCATTATGTGAAGACGGATATGCTTTTAATAATCCATTTATATCGTATGATTGTATCATGCCGTCAAATGCACCCGTGACAAGTAATGATGATTTTTTGTTTGGGTAAATCGCAATACTGTACACGCCAGAATGATTTATGTCTTTAAGGGTAGTAACATGCTTAGAGTTCTCAGCCTCATTTGGAATAACCCAAAATTTTACTGTTCCATCTTGGGAACTGGATACCAAAAGCGGGCTTGATGGATGGAATATAATAGAAGTAATTGTATTTTTATGTCCTCGTAGAGTCGCAACACATCTGACAGGTGCATCAAGTGACGAATAATCCCATAGTTTTATACTATCAATAATTATAAGAGGTGGACTGTCATCATGAGCAGCAGCTGCGTCAGCAGCGTCAGCAGCTTCTGCAGCGTCAGGAGCTTCTGCAGCGTCAGCAGCGTCAGCAGCTTCTGCAGCGTCAGCAGCTTCTGCAGCGTCAGCAGCTGCAGCTTGAGCAGCTTCAGCTTGAGCAGCTTCAGCAGCTTGAGCAGCTTCAGCTTGAGCAGCTTGAGCAGCTTGAGCAGCTTGAGCAGCTTGAGCAGAACGAGCAGCTTCAGCAGCTTCAGCAGCTTCAGCAGCTTCTGGTTCTGAGTCAAAAATATGAGGGTTTCCGTCGATCATATCAGCATGTATAATGTCAAAATCAGCTTCTCCTCGGTACCTTACCGGCCGTGCATCCGGGTTGTAAAACCCTTCTCTATTGTGAAGATGAAATTCATATTCATTAAAAATTTCGTCATTACTCTCATTACTCTCATCTTCTCCTAATACGGAATATCCTTTTCCCCCGACCGCCAAAATAAATTTATTTGGATCTGGGTGAAACGCAACACAAGTTGTAGTTGTATGTTCTCCTAGTGTGACCTTAGGTGTTCTCATGATTGTTCCTTCTGCTTCTTTACCTGAAAACCACCACAATTTCGCACCACTGTTAGCTGAGGTTGTTGCTATTATGAGTTGAGTTGGATGAAATGCGACTGAAGAAACAAAATTATTATGTTGTAGGGTCAATATACATTTTGTAGCAGTAAAGTCCTCTCGATTGTAATCCCATATTTTCACAGTTTTATCAAAGGAACCAGTTGCAAAAAATGGGAGTGTTGAATGAAACGCTATACAGAGTATCGAACTATTGTGTCCATTTAGTGTCGCCAATTCGGTAGACATGATATTATTATCACCATCGGTCCTAACATCCCACAATTTAACATTATTTGTGGTGTTCGCATCACCTGTAAGCATTACGCTTAACGCTGGATGAAAAGCAACACAATTGACTTTTCGAGCACCCCATTCAATAGAACCAACCTTTTTTAAATTTTCAACGTCAAAAAATTGCACACTTTTATCTTGAAAATCGCTATATGAACCATTTGCTAAAATTGGCAACACTGAGTGAAATGATATTTGTGATACCGAAGAACCTTTATTTACTTTGTTTTTAGATATAATATTCGGTGGTCGTGCCATTCATATATATATATAAATAGACAGATAAAATTGAAATATATTTATACATACAGGCTTCATTCATTATTCATTCGTTAAATAACAATAACAATAACAATAACATTATGTCGTGTGTTGCTGCTGATATCGTGGACGCCACAGCTCCCATTATTCAGTCAAATCACATATACAGGACCTATTCTATCAAGTCGTGGTACGCTTACCAGCAAATCACACCATCTCAATTTCATTCTATTGAACATTACTACGCCGAATGTGAAAAACTCGCAAAAGAATGTCCTGAACACGTTATGGTTCTCCGGGATGAAATTAAGTGTATTACTGGATGGCACTGGTGCACTGGCTGTCCTGCCCAGAATTGTGCTGACACCGACGGTTACGTCGATATCCGCACGGGCAAAAAATATCCGTATGGAAAGTCGTCGTTTTACGAAGATTTGAAATGAAATGAAATAATTTCGAATGTATGTGTATATATCATGATGAATTGTCAGGAACATTGTAAAGATGAAATAAATAAAATACTTGAAAATAATCGTAAAATGAAAGACATCGAGATGAAAGGTAAAGACCGGCTATATACACAAGAAGAACTTAAAGAGTATATCGAATTGTCTGAAAATGGTAAGAATTTAGAATACCACCGTCGATTGTGTATGGATGGTTGCGAACAAAGAAACCGTGGTGCTGGTGGGTGGCCATCAGGGCAGCCAACGAACATCATACCCTAAGGTTCAAAATAAAACAAAACGACGACAACCCCAACAAAAACGACAACAAAAACGACAACAACGACGAACGATACGGCGTACTGATAGTCGCATGAGACGGCGTTATAGAAATGAAACGTTTGTAGCAATGTAAGTCATTGAAAATATAATATGTATATTATTCAATGGAATCACTTCGCGAAATACACCTGAAATATGACAAAATTATCAAATACTCTGCTTACGCATTCACCGGTTGGTTTTTATCGTGGGTACTTTTTTTTATAATGTCACCCTTTATGCTGGGATATTATGGCAAAATCCGCGGTGCTTCTTTGAACTATGCGTTTAGTTGGTTTTCAATGATTGCGATTATCCTAGGATTAGAGTTGATACTGGGGTAATATTCTGATTTATTACTTATCAGCCGAAAATATTTCGTTTCAACAAGCACTTTCCGTTCCATTTTCAAACCTTTCAAACTTATACAACCGAAAATATAAATTTGAAAGACTTTCTCGCCAAAAATATTCCGTTCAAAAAGCATCCCCAAAAATCCGGTATATTCTAGATTATAATTTTACAATGGCGGTTTTGGGGGATGCAAATCCGCGTTTGTGGTGTTTAGAGCAATTGATACGATACTACTGTAATCTTACGATATTATCGTCTGATGGCGTCAAACTCTGATTTTTCTATGGTCTGGTGGCGTTATGATTTGTAGTAATATGAATAAATGTCCAAAATGCCGTTTGTTCCGGAGACTTTTGAAATACGAAATCGTGCATTTTTCAACAATCCATAAAAATGGGGTTTTGTGACTGAAATGCTGTTAAAACATGATTTTTAGTAGAAAATGTGTGACTGTTATTTTTTCGGCATGCCTCGATGTGAACGACCTCCGAATGCATCGGATGTGTCAGAAAAGCTGCTTTTATTTAGGCGTTTTATTTTGTAGAACTACAGTATAAAACGCCATTATAACCATCGCCATTATAACCATCGCCATCAATGGATAAACCCCGAGTTTGTTATAATTGCGAACCTTGCGGTTTTACAACAGACAATAAAACCGACTATGAACGTCATTTAACTAGAAAGAAACATATCGTTAAAAATATGCCAATAAACCAGAATCCAACGTCTATTTCTAATACATACACATGCCCTTCTTGTTACAAATTATTCAAATGCCGCACAAGTATATATAAACACAAGGCTGTATGTAAAGAAGAAAAAATATCCAGTGATTCTACTTCAATCGCCTGTCCTTTTGCATTAGCCTCTTCCACAACACCAACAGAACAGTATCTACGCGATGTAATTATCAAGAACCAAGAACTAACCTCTGCGATGATGTTACTTATTCAACAAAACACAGAACTACAGTCTAAAATGATGGAACTATGTATAAGCAACACAACGAATAACACAACCAATACCAATAGCCATAACACTATGACTAACTGTAACAACCCCACCTTCAACATGAACCTGTTCCTCAACGAGAAATGCAAGGATGCGATGAACATGAAGGATTTCGTGAATTCCATCCAGCTCAACCTTACCGACTTGGAAAATGTTGACCGCCTAGGTTACGTGGAAGGAATGTCGAATATTTTCATCGACAACCTCGAGAAAACAGACATATACAAACGTCCGGTCCACTGTAGCGACGTGAAGCGTGAAACCTTATATGTAAAGGAAGATAATCAGTGGGAACGTGAAGGACCTGAACATGAAAAAATGGTGAATGCTGTCCTTGCTGTGGAACAGAAGAATGTGGCGCTTGTAAATGAATGGGCGAAGGCCAATCCGCGATGCATGAATAGTAATACTAGAGAGAATGAAACATACTTCCGGTTATCTAAGGCGGTAACTGATGGAGAGAAGGACGGGAATATAGATAAGGTGATTCGGAAAGTAGCGAAGAAGGTAGTGATTGAAAAAGAACCATGATTATGATGGAATCGAAACTGTCGATTATATTTATTCAAAATTCTGTATAAATAATTCTGTATAAATATAATCGTATAATTATTATATCTATTCGTTTTCACTTCATTATGTCAAAACGCGACACTGATTATTCCAACACAATTATTTACAAAATTTTTTGTAAGGATGAAAATATACAAGATGTATATGTTGGTCATACTACTAACTTTGTTAAGAGAAAAAAGGTTCATATGTCATCATGCATGAAGAGTAACAATTCAAATCATAACTGTAAAGTATATCAAGTAATACGAAATAATGGTGGATGGGATAATTGGCAAATGATGATTATCGCCTTTTACAATTGTAAAGACCTTTATGAAGCAAGACAAAAAGAACAATATCATTATATCGAATTGAAAGCGACGTTGAATAGTGTTGAACCGATGAAGACAGAACAGATACACTCTAATATCACGGAATGTATTAAAGATGAATGTGATGATGGTTGTGATAAGGTTGAAGAACTTCACATTCACTCTAATAAAACAAATAATAATAAATTCGTATGTGTAGGTTGTGACTTTAGATGCTCTAAACAATCTAATTATAACATGCATCTTTCGACCAATAAACATAAAAAGATAATAGAAGATAACCACGAATGCCAAGTCACCCCATCCTTCAGTTGTTCCAACTGTAATAAGAAATATTCATATCTTTCTGGTTTGTGTCGGCATAAGAAAATATGTGTGGCGGTTAAACAAGATAAAGCAGAACTGTCAACCAATCCACTATTAGAAACAAAACCGAGTGACAATTTTTGTCAGATGGAGAATGTCAAAATATCATCGGCAGAACTTCAGAATATAATAACCGAAACACAATTTTGTAAGAAAATGGTGGTTGAACTAATAAAAACCAACAACAATTTACAAGCACAAATATTGGAACTGATGAAGAGTTCACAAACACCAGCTATAGAACCAAACCTAGCTTCGTCATCCATCGGAGTCGCATCAAACGGCAACTACAACACTATCAATTCAAAGACCACCAACAACAACAACACATTCAACATGAACCTGTTCTTGAACGAGAAATGTAAGGATGCGATGAACATGAAGGATTTCGTGAATTCCATCCAGCTCAACCTTACCGACCTTGAAAATGTAGACCGTTTAGGTTATGTTGAAGGGATGTCGAACATCTTTATTGATAACCTCCAGAAAACCGATGTATACAAACGTCCGGTCAATTGTAGCAACACCCGAGAGAATGAAACATACTTCAGGCTATCCAATGCTCTAACTGATGGAGAGAAAGATGGGAATATTGCCAATGTGATTCGGAAAGTAGCCAAGAAAGTAGCGATTGAAAAGGCCAATCCGAGAGCAATCGAGGATTCATGAAATACCCATTTCATTTATTCGGAAATTCTCATCGTTCGTAGAACCCGCATGGTTCGGGATTCTTACTTTTCAGCCAAAAATATTTCGTTCAAAACATGACAATTCCAACACTTCTAGTTTCAAAACATCGGCCTCCTATTTCAAAGATTTTCCGACCAAAAATATTCCGTTCAAAATTGCATCCCCCAAAAATGGGAATTTCATAGATTAGAATTTTACAATGATGGTTTTGGGGGATGCAAATGGTGTTTTTATTGCGTTTTTTTTAATATGCGTATTTTTGTAGTCTTATCATATAAACGTCAGCTATTGATAATATATGTGATTTATACGTATTTTACAGTCTGGTGGTTGTGGTAATTTATAGTATGTCCAAATAAATGTCCATTTTGCCGTTTGTGCGTGGAAGTTTTAAAACACGATTTTTGAAACATCAAAAAATGAGTTTGTGACCATTATGCTCTTGTTTGGTAATTTTATCATAAAAATACGTGACTGATAATTTTGGAGTTTGGATGTGTAGATTGGGTGTGGTAGTTTAGACGTATTTTTTGTAGTAATATAAAATATAAGAGAATACAACTATGGCAACTAATAAACACAAATTTAGCTATATGTGTGAATTATGTAACTTTGCATCGAGTAACAAAACTGACTACGAACGACATGTAAATACGCCTAAGCATCATAAAAACGTTCATTACCACACAAATACGCATGAGTCGTCGGTGTCATCTAACCATAATTATACATGTCCCTTGTGTAAAAAAGAATTCAAACATCGGACTAGTATTTATAAACATAAAAACATATGTTCTGGCAAACATGAAACGACACCAACTAACACTTCAAACGTTGATATTCCGGATGTTCCATCACAAGACTATATTTTCGAGGTTATCACAAAAAATCAACAGCTTACAGAAGCAAATCAAGAACTTCGAAAAGCAATGATGTTGTTGATTCAGCAAAACACCGAATTTCAAAGTAAAATGATGGAAATGTGTAAGAGTGGTGGTTTGGGTGGAATATCAAATAGTCATAATACAACCAATAGCCACAACAACAACAACACCTTCAACATGAACCTGTTCCTCAACGAGAAATGCAAGGATGCGATGAACATGAAGGATTTCGTGAATTCCATCCAGCTCAACCTTACCGACTTGGAAAATGTGGGCCGCCTAGGTTACGTGGAAGGAATGTCGAATATTTTCATCGACAACCTCGAGAAAACCGATGTATACAAACGTCCTGTTCATTGCAGCGACGTGAAGCGTGAAACCTTATATGTAAAGGAAGATAATCAGTGGGAATGCGAAGGACCTGAACATGAAAAAATGACAAATGCCGTGCTCGCGGTGGAACAGAAGAATGTGGCGCTTGTAAATGAATGGGCGAAGGCCAATCCACGATGCATGAATAGTAACACCCGAGAGAATGAAAGATATTTCCGTCTCTCCAAGGCAGCCACAGACGGAGAGAAGGACGGGAATATTGCTAAGGTGATTCGGAAAGTAGCAAAAAAAGTAATGATTGAAAAAGAACAATCTTTGGAACATAAACCATAATTCTTGTAAAATTCATTGGTTTCAAAGTATCAAACTTATAATTTCGGAAAACAACCCCGCCAAAAATATTCCGTTTACAATGCATCATTCGAAAATGGGGGGGGGGGTCATATTCTTGTAAAAATACTGATGCGTATTTTTGTCGTCGCACCATATAATGATATGATATGATAATGTATAACATCTGTAAAGTATGGTGTGGCAGTTGTGGTAATTTTTGATATGTCCAAATAAATGTCCATTTTGTCCTTTACGCGTGGAGATTTTACACCTTTTCTCATTTACACCCTTGAAGATTTAAAATTCTGTAAAGTTTTTCATAATATTATTAATGAATTCATATAGACGTATTTAATATCTTTTACAATAGATCATGAATATAAAACGATAACACGAGTATATCTATCCAAAATATAACGTTACTAGTATTTATTGTCAAATTGATCATTATGAACATCGAATACATCCTTCCGCTTGTCTCCTTTTGGCACACGATTTCATCCCAAATCGCAAAATACAATTCACCCGAAATCACAAATAACGCAGTGAGCTTTATCCATTGTTTTTCTTATATTGCTCATTATCATTATGACTACAATCTGAATTATGCCATACAGATTAGTATCGGATTTTACATATATGATCTCTTTTTTATCATGCAACGTGTGTATCACCAGGATTCATCTAAACGGAAAGATGAAATTAAAAAACAGGTCCCTTTTATTATACACCATATCGCAGGTTCATACCTTTTATATTCAGCATTGACTGACAAAGGTGGTGAATCTATCTTAGGAGCATTTCTTATTCTTGAAAAGTCGAATATCATGATATATGTTTCGTACTATCTGCATAAACAACGTGCGGAATATGTACGATTGTGTGCAGTATCTGAATGTGCTCAACTTATAACATATACGTATTATCGCCTGTTTGCATTATCTGTATTTATCTACGAACACAGTATTCCATTTTTCAATTATCCATTCATTACACAGTTCTTGATTATACTGATATACTTTATGGGGTACGCATGGACTTACCGACTTTTAAAGAAGAACGTTCAGAATTTTTATAAACTCGCCACTCTTTCTAAGAAATATTCTTCGGTAGGATGAAGTAGTGCACCTGCACTGGCACATAATTCAGATCATGAGATTAGCCAGCAAGGGTTCCGGAACATATAAAGAAAGTGAAGCGGCAGTATTCGCAAAACTGTTCATTCCTCGACGATGAAACCAATAAATTAGTACCCATCCCAATCGGAATCGAAAACCGCATGTGGTTTGAACATGACATCTTACACCGTATTCGAAAGCGTCAAGACATTCCGAAAACAAAAGGCATTTATTTCTTTTTCTCGTTAGGAACCCATCCATCCATCCCGCCAGGAGTGTTACCATGCATTACGGAACCGTATTGAATTCAATCAACCCCGGGCGCGCGAAGATTATTTCGTTGAGTTGAAGCGACACAGGTACGCAATATGTCCAAGAGGAAACGGATTAGACACCCATCGATTATGGGAATGCTTCTATTTGGATGTTATACCAATTATGCTGAAAACCGACAGCGTGAATATTGGTAACCTACCGATTATATACCTGGATAAATGGAGCGATTTAGATGTGACCACGACACTTGGCGTCAAACACCAAGAACTTAGTAAAATAACAATGAGTCATTATGAGAATAAGTTATTTAAAACTTAGGTAATAAATATAAACACAATTCTATTATGATATATAGTACATCATGAAGGTCATTATAAATAACAATATATACGACATAACCACATTCATATCAGAACATCCAGGCGGTGCCGGTGTTTTTACAAAATATGCTTCTGACTCTTCAAATAACGATATCCCCGACCTCACCGCTAAATTCAACGAGGTCGGTCATTCAGAATACGCGGTGAACCTTCTCGGAAACTACAAAGTCGAAGAATTATCAGAAGATGATCCACGCTTCAAACGAGACCATCATTTGGAATACAATAAGACCAAAATATCGAAACTCATCACGCATGAAGACAAGTTTCATATTCATAAAAGCATGGGTGTTATCTCACTCCTGAATTATTTTTATCTCCTATTTGATTGTCTTTATAGTGGTGCCGAAGCAACAATGACGTTACGAAGTGTAGATGGCAGTTTCATTGGTCTTATTTGGGTGCATACCATTCTCTCGCTTTCTGCACTCCAGTTCCTTATTCCACGTACACGTACTGGTATTTTGCCGATGATCTGGCAAGAGTTCCGCGCACATTCTATCGTCTTTGCAGTACGGAGTTTTCTCATTATAAACGCGCTATATTTCTTATTTAAACCAGAAGATACAACATCCACCGCCGCTCTTGCAGTTCGTCTTGCGTTTGTCCTAGTTGCAATGAAATTAGCCGATTTTAGTACAGAACATCTTCGCGAAAACCCAAAAGAGACGACAACTGCTACGATGCCGTACTGGAGTGACTGTCCGGCGTCACTTCAATCTATGATCAAATATTTTTATACACACTCACAGTTTATGGCGACGGTCGTTTGTCTATTTGCAGAAATTCCGTATATCCTCGCTGTCGCTTTCCCGATCCAGATTGCATCCTTTTTAATGACCCTAGTTCGTAAAAATATCATTTCGGCTTTCTGGTATCATATGTTGTATGGCGGTAGCTTACTTATTGTATACCTGATAAACGCAAGAGACGTTAAATTGTATCCACTCGTCCTTATCGGGTTTGGATTGATATACGCACGTGTCAATCTGAAACTCAATAAGTATATATTATGGTCGTTAGTTGCACTCGTCGGTGGGTTTGCAAAGTATGCAACATCCGATAACGTTTCTGCAAATGACATTATCCATTCTATCGTGTGGTTTTGTGTTCCTTTTTTGTCGTTCTTTTATTATTATGTTACCAATGATGAGGATACAAAAAATGAGATTCGACAACAGTTTACAGACATTGTATTTGAAAAACATAGAATTCGTGAAGAATCAAATCATCGGGTCCAACGAAATATGACATTTGGACGACAACACGGTCAACTTCACAATAAAATTACGATACAGTTGTGCGAAAAGTACCCGAAATACAAGCCAGGTATGTACTTCAATCTGTATTTTGATACAAAGAAGCGGCCGTATACACCGGTTGAGTATACGGCAAATACAGATGAAGGGTTCAAACAAGGAGATACCGCGACATTTTTAATCAAACATGTTCAAAACGGCGAAGTATCTCCGCTTATTTGCGATAAGTATCTAGTGAACCAGACCGTATTTGTCAAAGGTCCATTTGGTGTCAGATATTATGACCCATCCCCGGATGTTCGTTCGTTTGTATGTGACACAGTTAAGATAACTTCGAGATTTATTATAATGTGTTCATGTGGATCTGGAATCACACCATTATATAGTATGGGTATGGCATGGATACAAGATGAACAACACCGAATAGAAAAAAAGAAACATCAAGAACTTCACTACTTATCTTCTTATCGAACCCAAGAAGAAGCGCTATTGCGTGTTTCAACATCTGTCACGGAACCTGCATCTAGTTCTGCGACCGTGAAAGAAAAACTATATATTTCAAATGAAAATACGAAACTTACACCCGCTGTACTAATAGAGTATCTAACAAATATTATCGAAGAACCGGATCAAACAAATACACCAGAAGATGTTACAGTGTTCATTTGCGGAACTCCAGCGTACGCACAAATGGTCAAAGATGCATGTGCAATAACTAGCGCAGGAATCAAGTATTATGAATGGTAAAATAAGTGTATACATACGCATACGTATTTTATTATGATTACTAATCGGTAATTATAATAATAAAATAAATGACAATGAATCAAACAACGATTCTTGGCACAATGCTACTCGCATATATTGTGCCGATTGCATTCGTGTATTACAAATACAAAATCGCCACCGACAGTGCCACATGTACTCGAAGCATATCTAGTATCATTACAAGTCAAGAGCCATTTTTCAACGACATTGCGCCTCTATTCCAAACCAGGTATGTTATCGCACTATGTATGTTTATTATGGCCGCATTTACACTGGTTTACGAATACCAAAGATGCGTCGACTACATGAATTCGCGGATGTGGTCGCTTGCATCGATCGCCGTTCTTCTAATAGGGATTTTCGGTGTTATTTTTATTCCTGAACATGACTCAACGCACTACGTGTTTGCCGGTGCGGCATTCTTTGCCATCGTCGGATTTATGGCGGGTCATACGTTCTGTGCTGGCGCCGACACAGACATCCACGACATTCTCCGTATCTTTCTTTACGCACAATTTCTATTTATGCTCGTAACCGTGATAGGAGTCCTGCAAGATACGGCGATATTCACCATTGAAGCACTCTTCCTCGCTAATTTCGCTGTATTTTACTTCTACCTTCATTATCATACCTTCTGTAGCTCATGTTCGCCATCGCATTCGTTTATCTCATCATGACTATCTTCAATGAACCGTTGTACATCTTCGGCGTGTGCAGCAACTCGTGTCATTTCTACCCGGTAATCGTAGATGTACTGGTACAGTAACAACCCACCGGAAGCAGCCAGAAACACCAACGACACGCCGATGACTGCATCAAATGGCTCATTGAAACAAACAAATGAATATGTGAGTTGAATCACGCGGCGAATAATGTCAAGACCACTTAGAAGAATATTCGCAGGAATAATACTTTGCCGACTATTCAGGATATATATTTTATTGAACATGTAGAGTTGTAGTCCAAACGCGATGAAAAAGTACATGGTCATCGCACTCGCAGTTACCGGCGGTGTATGTTTTACCGTATAAAACACCGCACAGGGTGCTGCAAGAACAAAATATGTTGCCTGAAAAAGCACTTGAAAATCGATATTTGTCATGGTATCGCCGTGAAGTTTCATCGCGTATTCAATGAGATTATTGTACGTCGAATTCAAAAAACACGAGATGAATATAATAACTGTATTTTGAATAACGTTCTGTACAATTCGCGTAGAACCGCCTCCATTTGTAGAATACTGGAATATATATTGTCCAGTTGCCAATCCATGCGATATGACCAATGCCGCACAACTCGCATAATAAAGTCGCGTCACTGGTTTTTTTAGTAAATACTTGAACCACGGTATATTAAATATAATAAAACCGGAACGCAGTATAGTATAATAACTTAGTGTTACCGTATTCAATGCATAAAATACGAATACGGTTTCGACTGTATACAAGACTCCTGTAAAAAGTGGGTACTTCAATATATGTCGGCGTTCAGGTGCAAAGTAAGCTTTTGCACGTTGCCATGAGAAATTACGGATAAAAAGGCAGCCATAAAAAGGCGTAAATACTAGACTGAGAAGAACGCTGAACCATTCATTTTTATATTCGTAGTTATTTGTAATATACTTCATACAAATGAGATATTCAGATAATGTTGCTACGAAGAATATCGAATTTATCACGAGTAGCCAGGCCATACAATGCAATATGACAAAAACGTAATTACTGGTATATAACGTTCAAAAATATGTCTATATCCATTATACTATGTGTAATAATCGATATAAACCTACTCGTGTAATTATAATAAAGATTTCTGTATATCGCTATCGCACATGTCTTCCAATCAACGAAACCGATACAGTACTCCCGAACGTAATGCACCCGACTGTCAAGACTGGACCTCCGTATCAATGAGTAAACCACGGCAACCTAGTACCCCCTCGACGGTAACGCCCCAAACCTATGCTTCCATCGCCGCTACTAAGAAATCAGCGTCGGCCGTTGTGGCAGCTACCACTTTGAAAAGCAGTAGCGACGACGCTGACACTACAAAAAAGACGAAGTATGTCGCGAAGGCAACTAGTGACGCTATTCGAACGGCTCGATGCGAAATGAAACTTACTCAAAAGGAACTTGCACAAAAATGTAATATGGACGTATCGATTATTGCGGAGATTGAACGCGGCGGCAATTGTGTTTACAACCCAAACCATGTAAATAAGATTCAATCTGTATTAGGTGTAAAGATTCCGAGAGCATAACCAATACATTATTATGTATTATGTATTATGTATTATGTATTATGTATTATGTATAGCTAATACGAAAACGATGTTGAACCAAATCAATCGCATATTGTAATGTAATAAAATCATGTTCTAACCAACTTAAATATTTGATATAGTAATAATACATACTACTACATCCAATAGAATGGGCGGTCAAAAACACAAGAAACCCGGTAAGTCTGGTGGTAATAAGCATAAGAATAAGGACAAATCTTCTGCGGCGTCAACCACCAAACCAGTCACCATGAGTGATATTTCTGTAGAATTTCAGACAATTATTCTCGATTTTATACGTGACATTCACGGTACATTTCCAGAATATCACGAGGTTCTCACACCTTATTTGGGTTACTCTCATGAAATGAAACCTATGCCGGACGAACTCTATATAGAATTATATACACACTGTCGAATGGTATATCCAGTCCGTTTTTTTGATATTCTTTACAAGAACGATGCACTATTTGCGATGGAAGCGGACAAATCACATGCGACCCAGAACGCTGATGCGGGTACTGAATTTCTCCCTGGCGTCGACTTTCGAGAGATTTGGGCCACGGAGGATATCACCGAAAATACGAAGGACATTATTTGGAAGTATTTGCAACTCGTGTTATTTTCTATCGTTAATAACCTCTCGGATATGGGTTCGTTCGGTGACACAGCAAAGTTATTCGAAGCCATTGATAACAATGAATTGAAGATGAAGCTGGAAGAAGTAATTGGTGAGATGGGTACAATGTTTGGTATGGATGGCTCAGCATCAGAACAAGGCCAACCACCGAATCTAGAAGAGACATTCAAGAAGGCAACCGAATTCATGAATCAGGCATTTGATGGTCAACCGCAAGGACCAGAACTAGACCAACAACAACGGCAGTCTCATCATGAAGGCGGTGGCACACATGCTGGTCCGTCAGGACACGCGATGCCTGATGCAAGTTCGATTCATGAACATCTATCGGGAATCTTGAACGGTAAAATTGGCAAGCTCGCAAAAGAAATTGCAGAAGAGACCGCCGCTGATTTAAATTTGGATATGGAAAATGAGACTTCAATGAAGGGTGTTTTTCAGCAACTTCTCAAAAATCCAAGCAAATTATCTGGAATAATTAAGACGGTTGGTTCTAAGCTCGACTCCAAGTTGAAGTCGGGTGAGCTCAAGGAAAGCGAGATTATGCAAGAAGCAAGTGAGCTGATGTCAAAGATGAAGAGTATGCCTGGAATGAATAACCTTGCGAGCATGTTAAGCAAAATGGGGATGAATATTCCGGGAGGTGGAGGTACTGGTGCGAAGGTTAATTTCGGGGCGATGCAGTCACAACTGAACCGCAATATGAAGCAGGCACAACTGCGTGAAAGATTGTTAAAAAAAGTTCAGGATAAACAGGCGGCAACCGCAGCTGCTGCCGCGACTACGATAAAAACCCCAGTTGCAAATGGTGCTACAACCGCAGTATTTCAGTCAGGTGAGAAGCCTCAAAGAACACCGCGTCATGTGGACACACCGAGTGCTGCCGTCCCCGCCCCCGCCCCCGTCCCCGCCCCACATCCTGCTTCATCCAAGGAAAAAAACGATTAATACTAGACCGAAATAGTATACGGTTTATTCGGTAACAATACACACACACACATTTCCAGAACATGTGAATGAAGAAACATCAACAAACAATCTAGATAATATATAACTATTAAAAGTATATAATTCTTATATATAGTAACCCGCTGATACGCAATGACAAAAGACCAAGTATTCTGGATGGAAGACCCAGCGGTTCTTATGAACAAAGACTATATTCGTGAAATATGGCCACAAAAATCGATGGAACCTCCCGCCAAACTTAACGCAATCACCCGTTTCGTCATTCTGGCCACGATTTTAGGCTACCTTCTTACATCATCGGTTTCTATTTTTATTCTTGGTGCGATTACTTTAGGAATTATTGTCATTATCTATAATTTTGTCCATAAAGGCAAAGCCGGTATGGAAACAGAGAAAGCCAAGCAAATATTGAAAACGAAAGAGGGATTCTCGAATAATATCGACAAACCAGAGATGTACGACCTCATGCGTGATGAATTTACGGCACCCCGGCCTCAAAACCCTATGATGAATCCCCTTATTCCCGAAATCGGGGATGACCCGCAACGTCGTAACGCTGCACCATCTTTTAATCCAGCAGTAGAGGCAGATATCAATGAAGCTACAAAGCAATTCGTGAGTGGAAGTTTCGATACAAATGCGAGTAATATTATATATAATGGGTCAAATGTCCCTGCAGAAGCACCGAACCATACGCCGGAGGAAACATATGGCAAATTATTCGGAACTTTAGGTGATAACGCGGAGTTTGATTCTTCGATGCGGCAATTTCATCCAGTGGCGAACACTCGTATTCCCAATGACCAAGACGCATTCGCAAAATTCTGCTATGGAGAAATGAAGTCATGTAAAGAAGGCGATGAATTCGCATGCGGTCGTATTAATTCTCGACTGGGGGCGGTTATTGGACATTAATTCATTCATTTATTTCATTTAATTATCATACAATATTATAAGACAAGATATTATACGATAAAATGGCCTACGTTCATAACTATGCTTTTGATAATATGTCGCGTATCGGATGCGATACAGGCGACCTCTCGCAACGCAACGTCCAGAACTTGAATGCTGCCAACTATGCACTGAGCAATTTTTTTTCGACCGACTGTCAGATGGAACGTCCGATACAATTTGCGACGAGCCAGCCAAATGTATTTTATAAGGGTGGACATCATACCGGGTTTGGTGGCTGTAATATTGATACCAACTCTGAACTCACGATTGGTAGATTGAATACTCATTCAAAGTGTAAATTGAGCCTTCTAGAACGTCCTTTCAAGACAGTTCCCTATTTAGGACGTGGTGCGGTGAATGTCGATTTTGAATCCAGAATGCTTCATGGTGATATGAACACGAACAAGAAGAGCATTACTCAGTTGTCGGAGCAACTTAACTCTGCTCATACTGACTATCCTCTTCAGGAGGAATTTAAGGCTACCATTAATAATCCGGCCAATTACGTGGAAGGTGCTGCAGTGAATGGATGGATTCGCGGAGGTGTCCCGTCACGCGAGCTGGTTCGCGACCAAGAGAATTTGTTTAGCGGTTCTCGTTAATTGTTGTGACATAGTATAGATATAACATACATAGTATGGAGACAACATATAAAGGTATATAAACTTATACTTTTATATATACGAATATTCATTCATTTCGCTTCTATGGAATCTCTCGAATCGACTTTAGTGGACCCTTCTCATGACGGCAAGGTAAGTGAAGTTGATTTGTCTGGATATAATTACGACCTTGTTCTTACATATAAAATGATAGAAGACCCTGATGACCAAGATTCGTTGTTTCGTATTCAGTTTTTACAGGCATTCGGAATTAGTGATGATGAATATCATCCGGAAATTGTGTCAGCCGTAATCGACGATTTATATGAACGGTTTCGAGAGAATCGAGGGATTCGGGAAATTTTAGAGGCACATCCACTATATCACGCACATACACATACACATACAGCTACTAGTACACCGTCAGATGAAGATAATGATGCAGACCAATGCGAAAACGATACTTCTGTAAAATCAATATCAAAATCAAATTGTGTTTACATGAACGACAATAGTGAGATGATTTTTTGTATGATGTTTTCATTCCAGTTGTTTGACTTGTTTCATGTATGCATTCGTCATGCCAAACATGGAGAAGAAATTCCACAATCTATTCGTGATGAAATTATCGAAAGTTGGCGGACAATGTTTTAGGCATTTTCCGAATGGATGATTCATAATAACATAAATTAATAATAACATATCATAATAACAAAGAAATACGATAAAATAAAGCATACGATAAGAATGGCATCTACGCGAAACAAAAACACACGCACTGATTTTAAAATCGAGCAAAATGCACAAAACCTTGCACGTAATTACATAGCATTTGAAAACAGCTATGCTGGTAAAGCGTTTGAACCAGCACTTGCATTCGAAAGTGTAGGCATCCTCCCTACCAAGATGTCGCGTGAACATTTTGCACGGAATTCCGTGGATGTAGAGTCCGCTCTATTTGGAATTAATTCTACAAATCTTGTTAATCCTCAAGCACCGGTTGTTCCTCAACTGAAACAGCTTCCTGAAGTTAAATTCTTCGACCGGATGGCGATATTTATGCCTGAACCACTTGTGGTGGAAAAAGCCGCACGCCCATTTCAACACGCTGAGGCAAAATTATTTTGAGATTCATGTATTACATAAAATAATATATGAATATACTAGTTATTATGAAGCGAAAAACTGCATCTCGTAAAAAGCCGGCATATAAAACAAAACGGAACAGCCGTAGACGTGCTCGAACCACGCGAGTAAAACGCGGCGGGATGTTAAACCGCAGAATAATGCCGTCTGTTCGTGAAATGATTTATCACAATATACTTCCATTAATTACTGCCAAACAAATCATTTATAGAACGGGTATTGAACCTAAACCATCAGATTATGAAATTACGAAGGATTATGAACGTTATTATAGAACATTTGCAGACATACCGGGAGATGATGGAATAAAAGAAAGTATTCGAAATTTACGAGAGGAATTGAAAGACCCTGTGAAAAATCTTGGTAAGATAAAGGACCTATATGATGCGATAAATAAAACGTTAGAAGAAAAACGTAAAAAGAGTATGCCGGCAGGTAAGACCTCTATTGATACCACTGTGAACAAGTTTTTCCAGTCGTCCTCGCCCCCTGACATGTTTTTATTAAGACAACCGTCACCCACGAATCAAGAGAACACCATGTCGCCTTTAACATTGATGAATAAAGACCGACTATCGTCACTTGTAAATCAACCATTCGGTACACCTAAACGACCGGATTATTCTAGTTCACTTGAAAGTCCTACAAAACGATTTGTAAAATCAATCGACGATACGTACCCTGATGCGTCTTCTCGTCATTTACAATCTCCAGGGTTTCATCGTCGCGGTCGGCTTTCTTATGACGACGAAGAGGACGACGATGGCGACAAGGATGTCAAGGAAGACAACGACGAAGACGACGAAGACGACGAAGACGAGTGAATGTTCACTTCACAACCTTGAATACGTTCTTCCCCAATATTTATCTAATTGCCCGACACAAATGTCGCCATTTGCCACCTGTCGTGCTGTTGGTATGCTTGTATGTGTAACCTCGGTGACAAGAACTTTGTGTTCTCCTTGTGTCCAATAACAGTAGGGCGGACTTACCATGACCTTTCCGTTAAATTTATGATGACTTGGGTTTGATACTCGCATTTGTTGTGCAGCTTCGGAGTACCATCCGAAAAATGTAGTAGTATCTTCTGGGTAGGGGGTAGATGGCGGTGTATGAGGGAGGGGGTATGATGTCATGGTCCTGATTCGTTTGTTGTTGTCTTGATAATAATAGTATAATATATTATCTATTCGTATCAAGTTATTTCAATTTTATTGCATACTTTTACTCATCCACCTCTAGCCCTGCAAATTGATTTTGAACTTTGACGCTGCCGGTCGTTTTTGCTCCTTTCACCTGTGTATGTACTTCACTTGTTACTGCGTCATCGGTAACTGGAATATGGACCGAAAGAGATGGTACCATACGCCCTCCTCTTGCTGGGCGTGCATTTCGAAATCCGGACTTTGATTCGCTGCTATCCGTTTTCGGTCTTGACCTCTCAATGAGTTTTTTTTGGGGTTGCGACTGCGACTGCGACTGCGACTGCGACTGCGATTGTGAGGTCCCTTGATGATATTGCTTGTTTGATGACTGTAGTGACTTTACTGTGGTCATTCGTGTACTCGTCGTATCACGCACAGGTGCAGGTGTCGCATTCAAGCAAGCCAACTGTTGTGCCATTGCCAGTTGATTCACGTAGTCAATGACTGTGTGCTTTGTAACAAAGATTCCGCTTTCTTTCATCCTTGCCAAATAAACATCATAATGTAGTTTGTACATATGAATTTTCAATTCGCGGTCATAATCTTTCAACGGCTTTGCATCCTTTTTCACGTAATGCTCGATGTATGCATCATACAACTTTTGGGTATATTCATGGAGACGTTCGCGAAATTGATGAAACGCACGCGAGTGCTGTGGATGATATTTCAAATATTCATCGATACCGTGGTCTTTACGTAGCTGAAGATATTGTGCCGCCAACTTTTGTTCCATACCCTTACGTTTCTTTACACTTTCATATTTTGGGTTTCGCTTCTTGTAGCAAAACCCGGTATCTTTATCAACAAACACGATACCCGGCATTGAAACGCTGTGAGTTTCAGCGGATGCATACATATTACAATAGTCCTCTACGGTATGAGTGATGGTTGACGCCTCGGTTTCAGTGTTATCCAATACGCATGTTAGTGTAGAGGGCATATGTGTGACCGAACCACCAAAATTATGTGAAAAAATATCGCGATTGATACGAATGACATTGACACCAACCTGACTATCACCCTCTAACGGCTTTAATTCGTATACTGCAACAAGGTACAATTTCGGGACCGTAATTTGATTGACAATTTGATTCTTTGGGTGTTGAATTACACAAGAGTAACAGTAATTCTTAGGAATCGTATTGAGTCCACCAGGAAGCAAGCTTAGAACTTCGCAAATGCGCCGACGCAATATCTCCTGAACACCTAATTTTTGGAATCCTCGTGGTTCTACAGTAGCGGCTTCCGGTGCATCCGTTGCATCCGGTGCATCCGTTGTTTGTACAGTTTGGGCAGCTTGTGCCTCTGCTTCTGATTGAATAATATGGTCAAATGATACCTCCCCCACGCAACTCTTTGTAGCGATATACCATTTTCCTTCCTCACTGCTGTCCTTGCTGTCATTCGCTTTCCAAAACAAATTCACCATAATCCCTTCAACCAACTCTTCTGCTACCAATGTACTGGACACACTATTCACTTCTTGTGTCTTTAACTCATCCGTCAACGGAAGCATTTTGGGGGGTGCAATACAACAAATATTCCCATTACGGTCAAAAACAACCGACCGAATCTTTCCTACCGTTGCATATTGTTCGGGCGTCAATTTAGCACGGTCATATTTCAGAGTATAAAATACATTCGACAAAGACGCTGGCAAAGATACGTCACTTTTAGAGAAATGAAGCAAAAACCCCTTTTCGGCACACCATTCACGAATCTCATCAAACTCACTCTTTTCCAGAGGGCTCGACTTTAATTTATTGACAATTTCGGTCAAATATGGAAATTCACTGGTAGAAATAGAAAACATAACGATAATAATTATCAATGTATATTAACATAAGAGTAATCTTTATATCGGTTATAATATTCTAGATATACAATATTATTATCGTTTACAAAAATATATAATAACTAGATAAAATAGTAACTATATAGTATATATCATAACATGGATTTCGAACCGGTGTTGGATGAAAAGAAACCCGTAGACCCCAGTTCAGAACAAGAACAAGAAGAAGAACAAGAAGAACAAGAACAAGAACAAGAACAAGAACAAGAACAATCCATACCGTCAGAGGCACTATCATTAACAATCGAGCTCGGTGATATTATACAAATTATAGCTCCTACACATCAAGAAGTTCACGAACATGTATTTTTAGTTGATTATGTATCATCACGTAAAATCAAACTCATTGACTCTGAGTCTCTCGAGAAGAGTGTATTGAAGCTTGACGCTACCGGCCAGCTCACTGATGAAAGTATCACATCTATCAAGCTTTTAAGTCGGGCTGATGAAAAAGGATACGCAAGACAAAATAATTTAGTAGTGTCCACATGGATAGATATTCGATTTGGAGGCGATGTCCCTGCAATCATTACTGGTATGATTACAAATCTAGAAGAAGATATGATTGAAATACGGACCTATCCCGAGGATGAAATGATATATATTAATTTTGGGTATATGGGTATTCCGGAAAATATACCGATTGAAGAAATTAAAATTCGTGCTCCTCCAGCTTCATTTTCGAAGTCAACTGCATCTGGTGAAGATGAGGCTGGATTTTTAACAATGGGTATGGATGCGGTATCAGAACCTGGAAGCTCACTTACACCAAGAGAAGAGCGGCGAAGACAGCGACAGCTTGCACGAAGCCAGAGTGAAGGAGGTGAAGAAGATGTAACTGAACAGCCAATTGGTGAGTCTGAACATACGATATTGTCTAATACTCCATCGTCAGAGGCTGCATCCGCATCTACAGTCGTTCCAACTTCGGCACTTCGAGAGAAATTACGGTCAATCATTATCGACGCAGACCAAATTGAAATAGGCGAAGAATTAGATGTACTTGTTCAGACGGTAGATATTCCGGACGAGAACCGCCGTTTTAATTTAGATAAGCAGTGCGACGATTTATTAGATACATTGATTACGAACATTCCTTCAGCCGAAAAAACCCGAACAGCGATGTCACATATCCAGCGAATGGTTATCCGTTTCCGAGAGCTCCGACATAAATTCTCTCAGTTTGATGCCAATGGCAACCCGACAATTCCGCCGCACAAAAGTGCTCTTTATCGTCCGCTTGTAGATACATTGATGCGGATGGACCATGCACTTCGATGGATTATACCGATTGTAAAAACAAGAAAGGTCATCTACGACATTCCGATTGATGAACGAACCGCATCTGAAATGGATATCATGCCGCGTATGATTCAAGAAGAGCGAGAGACTGAAAATCAACTTCAACGACAGTGGTATGACGGGTCGTTGACATATGCACAATACATGACAAATCTCTCGAGCCGTCACTTTACGCCGTCATACGAACCTCGATACATGCACGATGTTATTAGTACACGTCAGGTAAATGAAAATATTACTGCAGTTATCGATAATTTGGACGATTTTTACTCGTCGGTTGTAAACGGTGAAAAAGTAAAACGTAGCCGGTTTGTCATACAAAAATATAACCTCGGTTTATCGAAAGTACAATTACAACAGAATAACACGTCCATCGCCGAAGCTCCCGCTGTTCCTGGTGCTATCCTCAAACGTACTACTGGATTTACAAATCTTACACCAAATGAACGCATGAATATCGTTGGGTTTATGACATTCCCAGAACCAGTTATGAATTATTCGCGTATTTCACTCCCAAGTATCAATATTCTTGATAAATCTGACCTGAATACCAAACATGTGCATTATTGGGATATGTTACGCCAGATGATGTCGATTACAACGCATGATGTCCGTAACCTGGATACGCCACTGGATTTGAATGCTCATTCTCTACTCCACGAAATAAAACAATTTGTCCTTGAGCCGGAATCAGTTGATGCGGCAGCGATGAACGAACGCGATAAATATCGTAAATTCCTCGAAGTCATTATACCCAAAACTCGGAATATATTTGAAATGATGCGACAGTACATCCATGGACGTCTTACATTACAGGACGTACTTGCATTTATAGAGCCGTTTCTAGTGTATCAGGAAGACCTTAATGTCAAGCAATATGATGAAATTGTTACATTTTTATACGAACGCGTCCTTGAATACAAACGAAATTATGCGACGAATTATCGAAAGTTCGGGCGTTTGCGTGCCTATCATTACAACGTACGTTATATGGGTGTTTCGATGATATACAAACTCATTGCCACGGGTCGAATGATGGACGCCGATGTATTTAAAGCGTATGGTTTTCTTGATACGCAAGTTCGTTCCGCAACGACTGCGGCGTCGGGTTCTTCCGCGGGTTTTGATGAACGCCAGCGGCAACAGATGCGGGGCCGTGCGTATGCGGCGGGTTTAGCCGAACAAACTGAATATAACGAGCATTTACTATCATCATCCGAACTGCTCGCACGTATGATTGCGGTAGATTATGCCAAGCTCTATATGGACGCTGTCGCGATTACAACGACTGACCTCATTACGCCATTTGACTTTAATTTAGTTCTCGGCGAACAAAGCCAGCAATTACGTGATGCAGGGGCAATGCGTGGAGGTGCACCTGGAGGTAGAAATGGCGGTGACGGCGGTGACGGCGGTCACGGCGGTGACGGCGGTATGGAAGCTACTACAGCTGCAAGTACGAAACCAAAACGGTTCAATATGCTTCTTGCGAAGAATTATCCAAATCAAGAGGCAATCCAAGAAGATAATGACAGCGATCAACCGGTATTCTTTGATAAGAAATACGATACTACAGATTATGCATTTTTAGAATCATACCGGGACCAACAAGAAGCAATGAGTAGTGTTGACTTTTCGATGTTTCTGGTAGATGAACTCATTAAGAAGAAGAAAATGACATATGAAGAAGCCAAGAAAGAGGCCGAAGCAATCATGGTCGGACCAGGAATGCGTGCTGTAAGTGATGGAGACTACGCAGTTGTCGAAGAAGAGGAATATGTCGAATCAGGGACATCGGCGTCAACACGGCAAGGGTTTCCAAGTGAATATGATGACCTAGGAGCAACTGAGACACGGTTTTTGTATTATAAACGCGAAAACGGAAAGTGGGTGCGTGATACAAGTATTCCGGATATGATTCCAAGTACTGACGTCAACTATTTCTGTAATGTAAACCGAGACTGTATTCCATTGGCAATGGACGCTACACGAAATTTAATGTCGCAAGTTGGGGAAGTTGGCGATACGAGTGGCACTGCTATGGCACATATTACTACCAAAGAAGGAACTGATGCTATCAAAAAGGCGTTTCTTGATAAGATGAAATCCGAGTTTGATGTAAAGTATCAGGTCACACGGGAAAATTTTATGGAGTTTGTCAATACGAAATTTGAGTATGACCTGAAAAATATTGCACGTATCAGCGAAATTCATCACAAAGAGTTCTATAAATACAATGACCGTAAATACAAGCTTGGTTTTCAAGCGACGGCGGCAGCAGGAGCGGCACGGGGCATCACCGGAAATAATGATGACGATGATATTGACGCAATCATTTCACCCATGGAGCCATTGAAGGATAAGATTGTTGCACAAACTGATTTTGTGAAACGTCAGTATGACATTCTTCAGTTTATTACGAGTTTTACACGTAAAGCAAACGAAATCATGGATGAAGACCCTAACTGGTTATATTGCATTAAGTCAAATGCAAAATTGCTTCCATCTTTTTATGAAACAATTGCAGTAGCATTCATTCAAGGTGCGTCGTCTGGTGCGAACAATCTCTCGGTCGTTATTGACACAATATGTAAAGAACGAGGTACAATAAGTGATGACGGCGAAGCGTGGGTCGACAAATATAGTGGAGCACTTATTAAAAAAATCGAGCACGTTACGGAAGAAGGGTTTGACGAAGCTGGGTTTCGCCTGGTGACGAGAGATATTATTGAAGCGGACCTTGGTGAAGGCGTGCTGAAAGTTGCGAAACCAGTTACTGGCGGTACGATGGGTCGCGAAGCGGGTGTTGGCGGTCTGAATGGCTTGAGTATTCTTGAAAAATACGATAGTCCAAACGCTCGTATTATTAACAATATCATCACCACGATGACTGGATATATGGGGATTGATTTACACAGTGAACGAGAATTTATAATACAGCATACTCTCGCACTTCTCGAGACATCAGTTCCCACTGAAGACAAATACCGCGAGAAATCGGAACGCATGTTTCGAGAGAAAGGAAAGCACCTTCCGCCATACAAAGAAATATTCTTCCAGACGCTATTGTTGCTGACATTATGCTATCTCGGAATTGCCATTCAATGCGTAATTCCTTCTCCGAAGACACGCAAAACCCACGCTGGATGTGTTCGTTCATTCTCAGGATACCCGATAGATGGTGACGGCGATATATCTGGGTTAATGTATATCGCTTGTATTGCCTATAAAATCAAGACAAGCATCGAGCCATGGAATACACTTAAATCGTTCAAGAAAGAGGGGGATATATTAGCGAAGATGAAGATGCTGATGGATACATCGATAGTTACCAAAGCAGCCATCAAGGAGAGGTTACAAATGAAGCGGGATTATTTACGGCAGGCCACCACAGGCGAAGCCGTCCCAGAAGAGCTTTCCGTACTTCGATGGGGCAATTTCATGCCACCAATGAAAACTCTCGATAATATGCCAACACCCCAGAATGTTGCTGCGGATTTCACTAATCAACTCATTACGGATATGAAACGCGGTTATCATGGTCAACATGATAAAATCGCCATACTTGAAAGTAAGTGCCAGTATTTTGGATTGTCCATTCAACAAATGATTCATAACATCGTGAAAAACAGCAGCCCGTTACTCTTGAACATGGCCAGTGAACCATTCCTTGAAAATGCGTGCTGTAATGAACCGATTGACCATCGTAGCAAGCGCGTCATTGATTATTTCATGGAACGCGAACAAAATATTCATCATCACAACCGGATTATCGGATTTTTGACGAAAACAATGAGAGATATGGCAGTAATCACGCGGGCAACGACTATTATCGACAACCGAAACACGCGATTCCAGTATCCGAATATTCCGGCAGCGTTCAATGAACAGACGATTTATCGTGCATTTATTCATTATTGTCGGATGAACCAACAATATGCAGCCGGTATGGGTTCAGCATCTGATGTATCGAATCCGGTTGCAACTGCTGTTACCATGTATCTTGAACCAGGTATTCGAGAGATTTGCCCTACTAAACCACAAGAATGGTTGTCAAGTGATACAATTGAAACGAAGATAGCCAAGTTGAAGAAGGATTCTAACATATTCGACGACAAAAGCCTTGCTCGGTTATTAAAAGCGGTAAATGGTAATAAAATGGTAGATGCTAGTTATAAAACATCTGGGAAGGTCCGCCCTCAAGAAAACACACAATTTCAACGTTTTCAGGATGCGATTCTCCATTTGGAACGACGCGACCGTGAAAGCCGCGGCGAGAGCGGCACAGAAGACCCAGAGATAGTCCCGGAATCACTACAAAGCCATCTTGACCAATCTATTATTCCGAGAGAATTACGCGAACTTATCCTTGCCATACTTCAGTCCAAAACGCCGAACTATGTCCAAGAAGATACTGAAGAAATGCGGGACTTGAAGAATTATCTGCAAACGAAGAATCGAGAGCTTCGGACATCTGTAGTCGGATTTCTTCAACAATATGCGAAACAGACAAAGGCGAAATTTCGAGAGATTGAACGTATTGTGGATACGATTCTTGACTTCGAAATCAACAAGAGCAGTACTGTTCTGATGTCTGCTACTGATGAAACTACGATGAAGAGTATCCAGTTTATGAAGAACACTCTTATACGTCTTATTGATGTTATTCCGTCAATCATTCAGTATGGTGTAGATTTCGACGACACAAACATCCCCAAACATTGGGGATTATCTCCAACGCATATGAAAGATATTAAGGGTATCATATCTTCGCATTATACATCTCTCAAAACGTTTTACAACGACCATATTATTAAAGAAGTATTGCGTCATGCAGAGCATCATGTTCGTGATTTGAAGGTTATGTTGGAAAATACGCCGTTTATGGCGGAAATATTCTTCGATGAAGAGAAAGATGCGAAGATTGCGGCGGCTGCAGCGATACTTGCGGTTCAAGGTTCTGAAAGCGGGGGGGCAACTACGAATGTCCCGCGTGAAGTGGATATTGAGAAAGAACTTGGCGAACGTGTTCCGCATTCTACACGCAAGAATATATTTACGATGTATTCTGTATTCGACCGTACTATTGTGCGCAATTTGTATCTCTTCTACTTTCTCTCGTTCATGCGAACCTTCGTTCAATTGGTGGTTGAAACACCGGTTACGATTTATCAAGCGGAACCCACACGCGTCATACGAAGAAAGGGTGCTGCTGCAAAGAAGACAACGTTGCCTTCGTCTTTGTCATCGTCCATTCCTCGTGCGATTACCCGAACAGCAGCTTTCCGGGAAGATGAAGACGACCAACGTGATGATATCGACCCTCATTCTCGCCTTTATTCTGCCGATGCTGCTGCTGCTGACAAAGGACAACTTCTTTCAGATATGGATACTCTTCTTGGTGACAAGAAAGCACTCGGTCAACGTGTGAGCGAACTCTTGGTTGCCTACTTACGCATGATTGAGAAAGACAAGGCGGCGATCAACTTTAATCTCGCGAATATCAAGGAAAAACTAACACGGGTAAAAGACAAGGAGAAGGATGGGGTTGTTGAGAGAATTGGTGCGATGTCGGTGGGCGAACGTGAGCTTGAAAATTTGATGAAAACGCATAAAATGGGTATTTGGAGCCGCGGAACGTCGCAAACTGGTGTCGTCATCTACGACCAAGATTATTATGATGAAGAACGCGAAGAAATGGAGAAGATTGCACAGAAGGAGCGACAACTTGGTCGCCGAGACTATGTCACGGATATGAACCGAGAGATTTACATCATGGACGCACTTGAGGCTGACCGTACCGCGGCAGAAATCGAGGCACACGAATTGGATATGGCGACGGGAATTCCGGAAGATGATGACGCGGGTGATGATGACTACGCGTATATTCATCGACATGACGACGAAGGCGATGTATAATCATCTTTGATTTTACACGAATATTTTTAGTATTTGAATAATATAAACAACGCGAAAGTATGCTGCATCAAAAGGTCGTTATATATATTATTCTCTCGGCGATATTACTTTACTTGTATTACAAACGAGGTGACCTTGCAATATTCGCGTCTTTCGTTGTGGTTGTCCTGGGGACGATGTTCGCTAGCGGGAGCGGAAGCACGAGAACGAGAGAAGGATTGAGTCTCGGCGGCGGCGGTGGCGGCGGTGACAAACAATGTGCGAAACTGGGATTTAAACCAGTTAAACTCGATAAGGATGAACTCGTTGGTAGTTTAGAAAAAGAAATGAAGAAAATTAAAACCATCGCGGAGAAACATTGGCCGTATGATGATATGGGGGGGAAAACGGAGGACGAAAATAAAAAGAAGGCATTGGAAAATTTTATGAAAGAGTTTCAGAAAGAGGCACAAGAGATGACAGAATCTGAGCGTAAATCTTTGGATATGTTTGTAATTGGAACAGTAACGTTTTTTGAAAAACAACGAATGAATGAAGTCGCTGGTCTAGAATCAAAAGCGATTACGGCATTGATATCTGGTGGAAAAAATACGTTAAAACTACTTGAGAAATTGAGTAAATCGGATACATTAGAATCTGATTTCAAAAAAACGTTAAACTATTTAATTTGTTTATCTAAACACTGGACAAATATTTATAAAGCAATTCAAAAGGCGAAGGGTGGCGGCAAAGACGGCGGCGACGACGACGGCGGCGAC